TGCATGACGTTGAGGCCCATGAACTTGGCCGCGCCCTCGTCGTCCGTCACCCGAATCCAGCGCTCTGCGGACCAGTAGCGGCGGATGGCGTTCCAGATCGCGCGGTAGACCCGGATTTTCCAGTCGCGGTTCGAGATGATGCCGGGGCCAAGCTCCGCGGTGCCGGCCTGCTGCAGGAGCGCGATCGCCCGGCCCGACTTGTTCTCGATGCCCTGCCCGATCAGCGCCGGGTTCGGGCCGAAGTTCTCGATCTCGGTCTTGACCTCGGCGATGGCCTCGTTGATCGAGTTGATGTCCGCCATCGTGCGGGCGTCATCGAATTCGAAGCGGAAGCCGCGATTGACAACAATCACGCCATCTGCGCGCACGGCCTCCTTGCGAGCCGTGTCCACATCCATCACCGCGCTTTCTTCCATGATGACGCGGCGGGTGTTGATCAGGTGCGCCCGCTTGCTGACGAGCATGTTCAACTCGTCAATCAGCGTCTTGAGCAGGCGGAGGTAACCGTAGCGGTCGCCGTCGTGGTCGACGTTCACCGAGCCAACGACGTAGCGGCTCGTGGTCTTGCCCTTCTCGTCATGGAACGGCGAGGCGATGGACTTCAGTTTCGTGTCGCCGCAGTACCAACAGCACACCCACTCGCCCTTGCGAATGTGCCAGTGCTCGACGAGGAAGATTCGCTTTTCGTTGCTGTCCGTCCACTTCAACTCGCGGTCGCGCTGCTGCCAGCTCTCGGCGCCAGTCCCCGTTGAGACGAGGCTGTCGATCTCGTCCTCCTTGTCGGGGAACATCTCCTTGGCGACTTCGACGTGAACCCACTTCGCAACGCCCATGAACCGGGCATCCGAGAAGTCGTAGCGGAACGAACGCGGGTCGTAGAAGAACGTGTCGTTGTCGAGTTCGTTGAGCCCGATATCCGGGTCGCCCTGGTCCCCCTCGATGAGGTCGAGTTCCAAGCCAAAGATGCCGTTGATCGCGCCGTCGCGCGCTTCGTTCGCAGCCAGTGCTGGCCAGTTGTTCGCGTCGAGGACGTAGCGCACGGCGCCCGTTGCCGTCTCCGCGCCTTCCTCGTGCTTGGGCGTGCGGGGATACGCCTTCGGGTCTTGCCTCATCCGCTCAAGGAGGCCCACGACGCCGTTGATCTTCCGAGAGGCCTTGTCGCGGATCGTCGCCGGCTGGCCGCGATCCTGGAGCGTCTTCAGTTGCGCCGAGGTAAGCTGGTCGCCGTGGTAGTAGTGGCGGTGAAGGCGCTGTTCCTCGATCTCGGCTGTCTTCGAGGACAGGAAATCCGTGTACTGCTTGCGGAGTTCGGCGACGGTGCTGCCTTCGTCCTTGTCGCCGGCAGACGTGGCACTGCCTCCGCTCGACACGCCACGGCCGGACGACCCGTAGCCTGACGGGGAGGTTGCGACGCCAACGGCCATCAAAGAACCATCATGTTCGACTGGTCGCGCGGGGCGCGCGGCTTGTAGTCGGTGAACGTCGGCTTGTCGGCGGGCTTCGGCCGCGTGCCGCTCACCATCACGTCGAGCAACTGTCCGACGAGGCCCAAAGCGTCCACCTGGTCGTCATGCTTGCCGGCCGGGAAGTGGAGCAGTTCCGATCGGAGTGCCGCCAGCCACGGCGCGTTGCGGGGCACATACAGCCCGTCGAGCGCCACGCGACCCCGGATGCTTTGCGCCCGGATTGCCTTGTCGCCCCGCGTCGGGAATGCCTCGCGGTGGACGAAGGCCTGACGAGCCCGGGAGCGAACGTCGATCAGCGGGCCGACGCCGGACGCGATCTGGCCTTTTTCCTCGGCCCAGCCGATGGGCTTCCATTCCTTGACGAGATCGCAGAAGGCCTCGACCCAGACATCCGAAGCCGCCTGGCGTCGCCAGATATCCAGTAGATACATTCGCCCGTCGGCGTCGAGCCCCACCACAACGTGGACGGTGTAGTCTCCCCCGTCAGCGGTAACGGCGTAGTCCGATCCGCCATAGACCTGCATCTCCGATCGCGGGGGAAGCGCGTCGTATGTCCTGAACCAGTCGGCCTTGAAATAATCGCCCTCTTCCGGCGCCGGGCGCTGCTGGTAGAGCGCGCTCCAGAACCGTGGCAGCGAATTGCGCTGGATGCGCTCAAGCGCCTCGATCGGATAGGCCTCGGGCCACAGCGCCTTGCCCTCGGCGTCGATCGCCGGGAGATCGACCACTTCCCACTTGTCGCCGCCTGCCGCTTGCTGCGCCAGGAGCCGGCCCGACAGGTCATCCTCGTGCATTCGATGGTTGATGACGACAATCGCGCCGCCGGGCTGGAGCCGGTTATAGGCCGTGCCGGTGTACCACTCCCAAACGTTTTTGCGGGTTAGCTCGCTCTGCGCTTCCGCCATGTTGGCGAACGGGTCATCGATGAGCAGCACGTCAGCGCCACGGCCCATGAACTGCCCGCCGACGCCGAGCGAGTAGTAGATGCCGCCGCGGTTCGTGTGCCACTTGTTGCGGGCTTGGCTATCTTCGGCCAGCCGCGTGTCGAAGAGCGCCGCGTACTCAGGGCTCTGGATCAGGTTGCGAACGTCGCGGCCGAAGTCGCTGGCGAGGTCCGCCGATGCCGAGACCGAAGCAATCTGCTTTTCGGGATGCCTGCCGAGGTAGAAGGCCGGGAACCGACGCGAGGCCAGTTCCGACTTGCCATGCCTCGGCGGCATGAGAAGCATCAGCCGGTCGCACTCGCCGCGATCCACCCTTTCAAGATGCTCTGCAACGATGCGGTGATGCGAGGAAGTGGCGTACCGGCCGAACGTGTACTCAGTGAACCTTATCAGGCTTTCCGCCGCGTCCGTCCTTCGCAGCAGTTCCGTTGCTGCCTGCGCGGGCGTCATTGAGGAACGCGACCAGTTCCGAGCGGGACCAGTCTGTTGCATCGCGCTTGTCATCGATGGTCACGGTAGACTCTTGCGCGGGCTTGCCGTCGAGACGGTCGGCGATCTGGGCAATCGCCTGCATGTTGCCGTCCGTGGCGTCCTCGATGAGGCGGCGCGCTATGCGGCGAAGGGCCTTGTGGTCAGGGCCGGCAGCGGCGATCTCAAGCCTCAGTGCTTCGCGAAAGGGCTTGTCTTTCCACTCGCCACCGGGATTGCCGGATTGCCCCTTTCGGAACGCCATTGGTCTGAGTGCCTACGTCTTTGATCTGTTGCGCCTTTTCCTCAAGATAGCTTGCGAGCTTCCTGAGTAGTTCAGCATCATCCCTTACGAGGCCGAGAGCCACGTTGCACGGGTCGCAAAGCCAGCCCCGGAAACCACCGGATGCGTGATCGTGGTCAAGGCTGATCTTCCCGCCGCGTCCACATACGTCACAGGTATCCGGCTTAGGGGGCAGTGCGGATAGCTCGACGCCGTAGCGATGACGGTACTTAACCTCCTGGTCACGACCAGGGTACTTGGCACGCCAGCGCGCATTGTACTCACGGGCTTTGTCCGGGGGGCTCGACGGCATGTGCCTCGGAATCAAAACGCCCGCAGCGTAAGCCACGGGCGCGAAGCGGGAGTCTTGTAGTGCTGACGGTTATCGGGCATCCGTCAGGGGGTGTCAAGGGGGTCGCCCGCGAGGGTCTTTCGCACCACGGCAACGCAGCGAGGCAGTTCCTGCCCTACGTCGCGAGCGAGCAGCGCCGCCTCGCGGTCAGACGTGCAAGCCATCGCTATGACCATCGCAAGGTCATACAGATGCCGCTGAACCACATCGACGACCTTTACAGGGTCCCCCCCGGCAGCGGCCACTTCTCGGCCCAATGATTCGATCTGTCTGCGGCGCTTCGCCGATACTTCGTCGCTCATCCCGCCCTCCTCTGTCCCGCCAGAAACCGCCGATGCACGGCGTTGAGCGCAATCCTCAGGTCCCCGACCATGTGTTGCAGATGGTGGCCGCGAACGAGAAACACGTCGAGGGCCGACATGAGCGGGGCGCGGTTTTCTGTGGATGCAGTCTGGATGCAATCGCAGACAGCGGACCAGCTTTCCCGGGCCATGCGGCAGAACTCGGCGTGACGGTCAGGGTCGAACTCCCCTCCCCCCTCGGTGCGTCCTGTCTCCTGGTTGGGGGATTCGATGGCGCGAAGGTATGCGGCGCGCTTGCCGATGAACCACTCGGCAGCGTCGAACTGCTCGCGGGTGAGGTCGCCCCGGAGGCACATGATGCCGTGGACGGTGCCGGCGTTCGGACGGCCGGCGTGGTTGAGGCTGACAGCCGCTTCGGGCAGGCCCGTGTGGCGCATCCGAGCGGCGATGACGACGGACTGAGCATCGCGCTCGTTCATGTCCTCGCGCTCTCGTGCGTATACGACGCGCCTTGAGAGGCGACCGTTGGGCTCTCGGATACCGAGCATCTTGCGGCGCGTCCTTTTCTTGCTCAATCGAAAAACCCCGCGATTGTCTTTTCGAGATACGACCGCTCGCGGTCGGTCTCGCGCTGAAAGTTGCGGTCGCGCTGCATGTCGATGCGGCGGCCAAGCGCGATGGATTTCATCATCGCGAGGTCGGCATCCAGTGCGCCGACCGCCACTTGCTGTTTCCGATAAGCTAACCATTCCGGATCGATGAGACGCTTCAGGTTGGCCCGTGCCCAGTCGTTACCGATCCCTATCGGGCCTGCCACAGTAGACGGCGCGCCGCTGAGGGACATGCTGCCGCTTACCCCGTTTAGCGCCAACTTCTCCGCCGCCTCGGCAGCCGCCTGCCGCGCGCCGATCACCCCGGCCGGCAGAAACTTCAGGAACGAACGTCGGTTCATGTGCGGCGCGTCCTTTTCTTCACGGTGTGGGGGTGTCCTTGGGGTCGCTCAGCAAAAAAATTGGATCGTCGCGTCCCGGCGGGTTCGGGACGCGCAACACCAGTACTGGCGTCCAGATGTCCAAATCCTCGATATCGTCACCGTGACACCAACCGTACAACGGCACGTGGCTGGTCTTTCCCCACCACGTCAGGCGTAGATCGCCCTCTTCGTTGATGCCGAGATACGGGCGGCCGGACATTCGGTCCTCTTCGGTAGGCGGGAGCCACTCGCTCATACCCCTTCCCCCTTTCCTGTGTTCGGAGGGGGAGGGAGGGGCATCCAGTGGGTGGGCTCGATGGGACACCGTGGTTCGGACATCCGATCCATGTAGCAAATCCATGCGCCACCGACCTCATCGTCAGCCCACCACGCGGCTACGTAGGTGTTGTGCCCATTGCACTCTTCAGCGAACCCGGAGGCTGTTCCTGGCCAATCGTTGCGCATTACGAGAACAGCCGTCCCGTCCTTCGGCGCCGTGTTGATGTCCTGCCACTCACCCATGGTCATCGTCCTTTCCCTTGGAGAGATGGGCGTCTCGCAGGGCTCCCCACGCGCTCGCCGGCCACGTGATGCCGCTCACCTCTACCGTCCACATCGCGTGGCTCGTGTCCCAAGGCGCCACCCATGCGGTGCCGGCGGCAATCTCGGGGTACCCCGCTTCAAGCGCAAACACCGCGTAAATGGCGGCTTGCGTCCTGGTCATGTCGGAGCCCTCGGGGGGTCATCCCGAGAATGGCAGTGATCGCCGCCTCGATCCTGTGCGGTTCTATGGCCATGTCAGTCCTCCTCACAGGTGCTTCGTGCCGATGGCCTGATACAGGTTCATCAGCTTCGTCTGGGCTTCGTCGGCTAACCGGAACCACTCGGCATTCAAGACGATCGACGGGTGCTCAAGCAGCCAGTCGCCGACGAGATTCGTGATGATCGAGGCCCGGTCCAAAACTTCATGGCAGCCGAAAGAGCCTGGCCCGGAGTTCTTCATGCGCTCAGGAAAATCGTCTTCCATTGCGGCCAACCGAGCAAGGCGCGTCGCTTCCGTATCGTCCATGTCAGTCCTCCTCTCGCTTCGGGTTGCAGGTCGGGCATGGCTGGCCGATGGGGAATGCCGTGCTGCACTCGAAACACAGGGCGTGCACGCCTTCGCCAGAAGCGCGTAGGGCGGCGTCCATGGCGCTCTGCTCGCTCTTGTCGAGGTATCGCACCAGTCCCAGCCTGTCCCTAACCTCGGGCCAGGTGGCGACGATGGGGGTGTTCAGGGCATCAAGGCCGGCGGCTATGTCGGATGCATCGAGGTCCGCCGCCGTCAGGCGCATCTCCTCGACCAGCGCATCGCGGATGTCAGGTCGCAGTTCGTCCCACCGGAGGTGGACGTACCGGCCCGATAT